GCTAGACTTATAAGCCTTAATTAGCCCTATTTAGCCATTGTTAACCTGATCATACCTTGTTAGCCTATCCATTCTTGTTGGGGAGTAAGGATCTAGCTAGGTACTAATAAGATAGAATGAGTACTAATAAGTGTATGGTAAGGGTGTAGTATTAGCTAACATATAAACTCTGGTATGTACCTAATAGATGCCTAAGTGCCCTAAAGATTAACAGATGTATAGGTAGGGTATAACAGCCTAACCACTAAACAGATTCTTATAAGGTGGGGTGTAACAGCCTAGCTTTAGCCTAATATAAACTAATGATAGCTAATAAATGAATGCTGGTCTCGTGACTTTAACTATATTGAGAACCATACTGGTGAACTTGGAGAGTAATATGAGCAGTAATATAAGTAATATGAACTATGTTATCGAACAAGTTTGTGCAAATGCAATTGCTGTAGTTGAGCGTTACATTGATAGTGGCGTAGTTGAAGATGACAGTATGTATGATGAAATCTGTGAAGCTCAGAAAGCTGTTGATCATGCTTGGGATGTATGTAAAAGTCGTAAGTCTCAACGTATCTGTCGTGCTGCTTGGACTGCTTGCTTGTCTGCTAAGACTGACCATATCAGTAGTGCGAAGATGAATGTTGATGAGTATAAGGAGCTAGTTAAATGAATATTGAACAAGTTTGTAAAGATGCAATTGCTGTAGTTGAGCGTTACATTGCTAATGATGTACCAGCTTATATTATGAGTGATGAGTTGTATGAAGCTAGGGAAGCTGTTAATCGTGCTTGGCATGCTTGTGATGCTGCTAAGGATATCCGTGTATGTCGTGCTGCTTGGCATGCTTGTGATGTTGCTAAGAATGATGAACTTTTGGTTGCGAAAATGTTTGTTAATGCGTTTTGGGAGCAAATGTCATGATTGAAGCAGTATTGTTAGGTGTAGTGTACAGTTTTGTGTTAGGTGTAGTGTGCAGTTTTGTATTCGGTTTTATATACCTTTTTATTCTTAGTATGTTTGGAGAATAGTATGGATATGTTCATGTTTGTTTTATTTACCATAACGTGTTGTGGCGTAGTAGGCTGTATTGAAATGTTCATTAACGGAGAATAGTATGTTATCAGAGAATGTTAAGATCTGTATCGTTCTGGCAATTATGCTCTGTGGTACTACTATAGCAGAGTATTTGTGTGTAGTAGCTTAGGAGATATGTTATGAAATATGTATGGTTGATTATGATCGTATGCTTAGTATCAAGTGTTGTTGAGGTAGTATGATGAAAGCTAAAAGCAAAGCAGTACGTGAGTTAATTAATATTATCTACACAGCTCCTGAACTATTTAAGGCAGATGCTTCTACTGCCTTCTCTTCAGATAGGTACGAGATTTCCTTGTTAGGGAACACAAGGTGTTTATCAGTAGCTTGGCTTTATATAGACAAGGTACGGTTTGAGTTGTCTTTCAGAGATGCTTGGGCTTTAGAAGTAGCTTACGGGTGGTGGATTAGGAACGTGCCTTTAACAAGCTACGTAAAAGGTGCTAAATAGTAAGTTGGCATCGACAACGTAGTAATAGTAATTGCAAGATTAATAGAATTATAGGTGGAGTAGAGAACTACCCACTTACCTTTTAAAATTATTGGAGAATACCTATGTCTATATTAAACAAGCTCGCTAAGTACCGTCAGGCTTCTACTCATGAGTTCACTGCTAAGGTGCCTATGAGTAATGAGCAGGCTAAGGCTTTGAACCTGAAGATGCGTGAAGAGAATCGTGTAAATGTTCATGCTAATCGTAATGACATTGCTCAACCATACCGTGTACAGTTACAAGTACGTGGCTCATGGGAAGGTCGTCCACAAGGCTACTTCAAGAATGTTGAGGTTGCTACATTGGCTGGTACTTTGTTGTCTATCGCTCGTTTCGGTGATAAGGCTATTGTTGGTACATTTGCTGAGTCTGCTGTTACCGATACTGAGTTCACTGATTGGTTGGCTCACCCCTCTAATGCTGCTGTTAAGAAAGCTACTGCTGATCTGTTTGATAAAGGTGAGTTCTAATGGGTAGCTGGATTGAAGAAGCTGAAGAAGCTGTAGGTACTGCTCATGTACCTAACCTTGAGGATTTCGAGTATGATCCTTATGTAACCGCACAAGAGTCTGAAAAGGCTCCTGTGAAAACTGGAGAGTAATATGTTATTTGAACAAGCTGTTTTAATCTTAGTGTCACTTACACTACTATTTGTAGTAATGAGGTAAGTATGCTTATGTTAGCCGTATTTCCATCGCTAGATCTCCCTACATCAGGTGAGTTAGCATTATCAATATTCGCTTTAGTAGTCGCAGTATCAGTACTGGCTTGCAATGTGTGGTTGTATCTAAAAGGAGAGTAACATGTTTGAAGCACTTGTAATATCCTTGTTGATATTAATACTATCGACACAACTTTAGTAGTAATTATCTAGGTAGTCTTCTCACGAGGGCTACCACTGATATTTATTAAATTGGAGAGTAGTATGGATCTAATTTTACCTAGTCTAATAGGCTTCAGTATCTTTGCTGGACTAATCTGGTTGTTGCATGGCACAGAGAAAGACACTGTTGCCGACATTGCAGCTCGTGAAGAAATCCGAAACATTAACAGGAATAAGTAACATGATTAAAGATATATGTGAGTTCTTACTATGTGTTTTGTTAACCCTAGTGCAAGCAGTAATCTATGTAGTAGCTGCTATTATCTCAGTAGTTGGTACTCTTTTAATGCTCTGCTTTATGATAGTACTGCTTCCGTTCTACCTAACATATAAACTCTTAACAGGATTAGAAGACAATGGCAAATCGTAACTTTGAAAAGAAAGCACGTAAATCTCGTAAGGACGCTACATTCCTTGAATCTTATGGCAACACTAAGAAGGTTCGGTCAGCACGTAGTAAGGCAAGTAATCAGAAATGGGCAGATGCCTATGAACGTATGGCTTCGGAGTAAGGTATGAATAAATTTAAAGTTGGTGATAAGGTTGTACGTACTAACCATAAATTTGGAGCTTTGGAAATAGGTGATGAGTACACAGTACGAGAATACACCTCAGACGTCTGCGGCAGTGTTGTATATTTAGTAGGGCATCGTGGCGTGTACCGTGTTGAAAACTTTGAACTAGTTAAGGAAGAGAAACCTATTAGTAAATTTAAAAAAGGTGATAAGGTTGTATATACTGGGGCTAGTGGTCATGGGTTAGTCCATAGGCTAGAGTACACTGTACATCATAGCTCTGAAAATCGTATTAGTGTATTACTATCAAAAGCACTGTGCATAGATGATGAAAATTTTGAACTAGTTAAGGAAGAGAAGCCTACCCTAACCCCACATGAGTGTCAGAAAGATATCATTGCATGGGCTAATGGTGCTACTATACAGTTCTGGTCAGAACACTTTGAGGAATGGACAGACACAAGTGACAATCGCCCTGCTTGGCAATCATCTACCAAGTACCGTGTCAAACCTGATAAGACAGCCCTTGAGAAGAGAATTGGAAAGCTAAAGTTAACCTTGGATAACCTCGATAAAGATTCAAATGAGATTATAAAAGAGATTGATAAGCTTAAGGAGCAACTGTAATGATTGGAACAGAGACAACACTGACCAGACTCTTCTCACTCGAAGTAACTGAGTTTGAGTTGCGAATACTGTTCAACAG